AAATCAACGCCTTGTCGCTGATTCTGCTCGTCCTGTATGGTTGTCGAAACACGCAAATACGCATATATCATCTCTCATTTCCCGTCCCCCTCGGTTCTTGTTCGTGATATATTATCCGTTCACTGGGTGATGTGCTGTTTCCCATTCTTCGTATGTGGCCGGATTCTGTTCCCACCAATCTTCGCCCTTGGTATAATCACGCAGATACTGGCGATATTCCGCATAGGTCGCTTTTTCTTCCGCTGTAAATGGTGCGTCGGGCAACTGTGTGAAATCGTAATGCTGCAAATATGCGTCACGGGTTGCACGGACCTGTTCTTCTTTTTCTTCCTGCGTTGGTTCCGGTGCTGGTTCTGGTTGTGGGATTTCTTCGTATATCCACGCACTATCGACGAATCTTACTCGATAGCCCTCTTTTTCAGGCAATGGTTCGTCCCAAGTTGCGTTCGCTGGCAACAACCATATTTCCTTTCCCTGTTGGCGGCTTTCCAATGGGTCCAGTTGGCAAGTTTTTTCGCCGGTGTAGTAGCCGTTGTCGTCATATCCGTATGCTATCATTTGTCGCTCCTTTGTTGGTATATGATATTCTTTTGATGTATGATACACCTCTTTGATAAAAAAGTCAAACACGGGCAATCTTGACTTTCTCATTTTATTGACTTATAATGTCCGCAGAACTTATTTCCGTGAGTTCTGTTTGTTCATTAAAAAAGCGGCCGGATTGGTCGCTTTTTTCAACTTGTATCTTGTATGTATGCAAGTATTATTCGTCTTCGATTGACTTATCTTCCGACTTAAAGTTGCGAACGCTCTTCGCAAAAGTCCTGCGGAGGTTGTCCTGCTTTTCGTTGATTGCCTCGATACCCATTTCCAACGCTTGGTGCTGCGTCGCCATTTTCTCGAACTCTGCTTTGTGATGTGATTCCCAGTTCGCAAAGAAATCCAATAATTCGGTATCGCTCCAAATATCCAAACTGCAATGTATCCAATCCGGATTGTTTTTTTTGTTGTTTTCGATTGTGATTCCGTATAGCAAACGGTCGCCGTCCTTGTCTTCATAATCGGTGTCGGATTGGGCCGTCAAAATATACTTGTCAGAAAGCGTGAAAATCGTGTGCATATAGCGACTTTCTTCGTCGTTGATACCTTGTATCGTGTAATTAAATCCGCACCCCTTGAACTTGTCTTTGATTCTTTTTGCGATGTCTTGTTTTTTCATATCTTTTTCCTTTCTGTTTGTTCTGGTTGATTCTTTTCAGGGGCGGCGTTTGGAGAAACATTTATGATTTGAACGAATCAACCGCCCCCAACCCTTTCGGGATACTATGCCTCGACGTTGCGGTCCTCCGCTGCGTCAAGGTCCAATTCTGGCAAATCGTCTTCGATGTATTCTTCCGGAGCCGATTCGGTTTCGATTTCCTGTGCCTCTGCGTCCGTCGCTGTGATTTCCACCGCTTTGTATCTTTCCTCCGGTGCGACGTCTGGTGCAACTGGAACATCAACGATTTGGCGGCCTTTCGCAAAGTCCTCGTCGTCGATGTCGAACGCCTGCTGCATTTCCGGCGATTGTGGCAACCATTTCGATAATCTGCGGAATACGGTCTTCTTCGCCATTTCGTCATAATCCGTCACCCAAGGGCCGTTGTTTGCTGATTTGCTGCGGCGGCGTATCCCGTCGATTTCCGCTTTGCTCATAACCTCGCATTTTTTCGTCCCGTCCTTGAATGTCACGATTGCATAATACGCATAGGCCTTGCCTCGTTCTCTCTTAAAGTCGATTCGATGTTTTTCTATCATTCCGACGTTGTATTCAAATTCGTCGTTTTCGCATACTTTGTCGGCGTGTATGTTGCTGATTTTTCCGGAACGCATAGCCAATTCCGCAATCCCCTTGTAGTCGATTATCAGTTGGACCTCGTTCTTGTATGGTATTAAATACGCACGGCGTCCGTCCGGTTCGATTCCAAGTTCGGCACATTTCATAAATTGTTCCGATAACGATAATCTGCCTTGCTGCGTTTGTATCGCCGTCGCCAGTTTCTGATTCTTGCGGAGGCAGGTCAAGGCCACCCTTGCGAATCTGTCCGGTGTGCAAACTTTCGGCAATACCAATGCCCAAGATTCTTTCAATTTGTCGATAAATACTGCGGCGGAATCCGTCGGCTTTTTCGCAACCTCTGTCGATTGCTGCTGTATGATTTCTGTTGTCATATCTTTTTCCTTTCTCTGTTTGTTCCAAAGTGATGTTTTATCACTTTACGATACAAAGAATATACGATAAAATATGAAAAGTCCAGTATTATTTTTGGAAAAAATACACTTTTTTTATTATGCCAAGAACGACCCTTGGTCCATTGGTGCCATATCTTGCCCATAAAATCCAAACACCTCGTCTGGTGGGATAATGCGATAATTTACATTGACGCCGGCCGGTCGTGGCAAAAATCCGTCAAGGTTTATGATTGCCAATTCTTCCGCCGTCGGGGTGTAGTAGAATACAAGGTTGATTGACATATCTTGATAATCCACGACGAACACGGCCTTGTTCGGAAATAAATAGTTCAGATACTGATTTATCGACGGGACCGAGCCGTTGCTGTTCATCAACATCAGGCGGCCCTTGATAACTGTTCGATACTGGTCGTCCGTGAATGTGATTGTTTGGCCGCCGTCGATGTATGTCGGACGATTCACGCCCAAAAATCCGCCCCATAAATTCAGGCCAAATGTGTTTGCGGTGTCGATATTGAAGACGTCTTTCGTCCATTGTTTCCAAAATGCCGATACGGCTTTTTCATAGAACGCTTGCTTTTTCTTCAATAGATTTTTCAGATTCACGGCTGCGTCGTATTGCCATAGAAAGCAATCGAGCAAGCCCTGTAATACAAAATCGACATCGTATTTCTTCGCCATTTTATGCCACCGTCACTGTTATGTTTGATTCGCTGATTGTGTAGATTTGCCCCACGGTGCAGGTCAATTCTGTTGCTGCCGGTGTTCCTCCGTGTATGCAAATCTTCACGCTCTTGATGTATATCTGCGGTATCTTGTCGGATACGGCCGCCCCGATTTCATACGGGCTGACGTTCTGGCCGATTTTTAATCCGTCCACGCCGCCGACCTCGCCGTTCGCCCACGCCATAATTGCGTCCTTGACCGCCTGTTCCAAATCCGAGCCGGTGTATGTGTTCTGGACGACGTCAATCTCGATGTCAAATGCCAGTTGTTCGGGCCGGTTGAAAGTCACCGGATAATTCACGCCGTATGCTCCGTCCGGAACGCTGACCGTGACGGCTTGGCCCGTGATAGATGTATATCCGCTGCCGCTGGATTTCTTGCTCAATATCGCCGCTGCAACCGCTGCGTCTGTGCCTCCGTCCACAACAATCAAAATACTGTGGGCCGGTATGCTGATTCCGTCGTATGTTATCGCTGCCGCTGTGCCGTTATCATATACAAACGACGATTTTACATTTTCAACTTGATTCAATGCACCTTGGATACTTTGTATCAAGGAATTGCCGGTGTATCTGGTGTTCTTGATTCTCTTCCGGTATTCCAAATCCGATTCGATGTTCTGGCCGATTTGTGCTGCGGCTCCGTTGTCGATACTTTCCCAGCCGATAACCTGTGTCACGATTTCCGATAATGCGTGCGTCGCACAAGGTATTTCGCCCAATTCTTCGGATAAGAAATATCCTGATGTGCTGCCGCTGACCGGAATCTCGATGTCGTTTTCCGCATAGAATCTGTCGCCGGCGTCTGTTTCTGCTATGCTGCCGGCCGGTATGATTGTCCCATATACGCCGGATATATCCGCCAATACTCGTGTCCGTGTGGCCCCGATTCGTGATACGCCATAAAATGCTCCGATTGCGTCAAGGTATTGTCCGGTCGCATAGTCGATGTTGATTTGGTTCGCCACCAACGCACAAAGACCGACGGCCTGCTGCCGTGCCAATGTTTCCATTTCAATCAGGCGGCCCTGTGGAGTGCTGGGCGATAAATCCAAATCCGCACCAAAGACGGACATATATTCGTTCTGGACGTCCGTTTGGATTTCGTCGGTATCTGGAACGATTATTCCCTGTTCTGTGTTGTATTCGTATAAATCCGCCATTTTGGCCTCCTCTTTTATTGTCCGCTCAATGTCCCGACGCCGTATTCGGTCAGGATTTCCATTTCATAGTGCAGTTCGTCGTTCTCGATTCTGGAACGCATTTCGTTGACCCGAACCACGCCCGATACTTTCTCGGCCTCTTGTATCATATATCCCTCCCATACGGATACATCGGGCGATTGGATTTGTAATATCGTTTCGAAATACGGAACCCCAATCGTGGTGTCCAACTGTATTTCGCCCTGTAATGTCCGCAATGCGTTTTCGACGACGTTCAATACCGCCTCGACGCCGGTCCGTGTTGCGATGTTGTGATACCCGTCCAAGAATAAATCGTTCGTTGAAGATGATGTCGCAAATGTTATCATATCGTCGGTGTCCCTGTTTTGCCTTGTATCGTTCCGCCGGTGTGGATATGTGATTTTCCGCTGAATGTGGCTGCTATGACGTCGGTCGTTCCTGTTATAGTGCCGGTCGCCGTCAGGTCGCCCGTGATATTCACATTTCCCGTGATGTCGGTTTCTGCTGTTATTTTACAACTGGACGCTGTAATTGTCAAATTGGTGCATTCCGCCTTGATGTCGCCCGATGTCTTGATTTCCACCAAGCCGTCGGATAGTGCAATTTTCGTGCTGCCGTCCAGCGTTTGTATCAAGAAAGCGTTTGTATCGCTGCCGGATACTGTGAATCCTTTGACCTTGTCCGGTATGAAAAATCCAAACGATAATTTGTGCGTCCGGTATGTATTCGGATTTGATATTTTGAGGGATTGGCGGAACAATGTTATATCTCGGTCGCACGCAATTATCCAACCGGTGTCGCCGGCTTTCAATGGTGTGCTGATAACAATGCCTCCGCCACCGAATACATGAACCGGTAGCGTGATATTCGCACGCTGATTGGCCTCGCCGTCTGTCGATACGGTCTTGATTGCCGGTGTGACGACGACGGTGTTTGCTGCTCGGTCGTGTGATACAACCACCGCCGGCAAACAATTTTCCAGCGTGAGCGAATAGTTTTTCAACACCTCTTCAAGTATCCCAGCCATAGAAAACTGATTGGAGGCGTTATAATTCGGTGCTTGTGCGTTATTTTGATTTGACACTCCGTATCCTCCTCGCCTTGATTTCTGTATAGAACTCGTTGCCTCGCAAATCGCCGCTGTGTTTCAGTTCGTATATGTAATACTCGCCGCACGCCGACGGTATCACCAGCGATTCCAAGTATATTTTCTGGCCGATTTTGATACTGTTATCCAGTAGCATTTTACACTCGACCCCGATTGCGTCCGGTTTCGGTATTCCTATCAGGCCCGATGTTTCGTCGATACGACGGATTCCGATGTCGGTCCTCGGTTCGCCTTGGTCCTGAACGACCAACACCCCGTCGTCTTCGTATGCTATGATGTCGCCCAATTCGTTCAATTCTTTGATTGCTTTCGTCTTGCCGCCTGTGTATTCGAAATCCGATACCGTCTTCTGGCTCGTCGCCATATAATTCAGGGATAGATTGCAGAATCCGGCCACCGCTGCACAAACATTTTTTATCGGCTGCGTCCCTTGGACGACGGTGCTGATTGGTGTTCGGGCGTTATAGTATCCGGATAATGCTTTGCATTTCAACCAGCGGTCTGGCCCGAGCGTTGGTAATGCCTCCACGATGTCGCCGTCGAATATCAGCGATATACCGGTATCTTCGTATCCGGCGAATATGCGTATCCGTTTATGCTGTGCGATTGCGATAAATTGGCTCGTATATGTCGTCAGGTATTCGATGTCTTCGGCCGCCAAATTGCAGATGTCGATGTTCGCCTGATTCATAACCGCCGACGCCAGTTTATCCACCGAGAACTTGACCTCGATTCCGTCGAGTTCTTTCATTCCCTCTTTGGTGTCAAACTGTATAATGATTCTTCTATTCTTCATTGTTTTGCAGGTCCTGTAATTCTTCGTCGGTCAGATAGACCAGTTGTTGCGTGATTCCAAATTGCGTGTAGTGTGGATACGAGCCGTCAATGGAATAGAACACGAAATTGCCGCCCTGCGTGAGATATTTGTATGGTATGATTGGCGTATTCGGGCAGACACGGATACTGTGTTTCAATACTTTGTCGCCGATTGAAATATCCGCCAATGTCAGGCCGTGGAATGTTCGCAATTTTATCGTATAGGTTGTCCCGTCGATTTCTTTCTCGAACTCTTGATTTGGTAATTGCTGCACGTCGATTTGAATCATTTTAGAATAGCCCCCCAATCGCTCCGGTCACGGCGTCTTTTCCTTGTTTCAGGATTGACTTTCGTTTGTTGCTGTTTGTGGCGTTGTCGCCGACTTTCTTCGTTGTGGCGTTCTCGGCGTTTTTCAATTTGCTCGCTGCCAGTTTGATATATTTCGGTTCAACCTCTTTGACCTCCTTGAAATGCAAATCGAATATAATCCGGTCAAAGTTTTCCGGCTTTTCTTCGTGTGGGAGGCCCTGTAATACCATATCCGAATACCAGCCCGATTTTGTTTTGATTCGCAGTTTCGGGCTTTCTTCGTATATCTGTCGCAATTCTTTATAGACAGATTTGTAGATGTAATTCGGCAGCGATAATCTGATGTCGATTTCAACCGGATTGAAAAACTTGTGGTCCGTGATAACCGCTCCGGATTCAATCGGGTGTTCGCATAATTTCGAATCGTCAATAACATTGCACGACATAATACTTGACGCCAATAGAAAGTTTCCGGCCAATACCTCTTTCGGGCCTTTGTATATCGCCACGGTCTTTGTATCTGTGACGAGGCCGACAACGTTCAGGGCGAGATTAAATGATAGAAAGTTCATGCGACGTTCCCTCCCGTGGTCTGTGGTATAACATAAGACATCTGTCCTGATAATTCGTCCCCGATGTCGTTTGCGATACCGCTTGCGTCGGTCGCCTGCGTATTTACAACAACGCTGTCGATTTTGACGCTGTTATTATTGCCGCCGTTGATGTAGGACATATTCGGGCTGGTCGATAGTGGCGTTTGTGTTGATTCGATAGCAAATTTCCCCTCTTGAACGATTTTCTGTTCGTCGGTGTTCTTGCTGCCGATAAATGGTATCCATTTCTTGATTTTGTTCCATTTTTCCAATATCCAATCGAACACGCCTGTGATACCGGCAACTATGCTGTCCCATATACCCTTGAAAAAGTTTCCAATCGCTTTTCCAAGGCCAACGAGGAACTCCCAAAAATCCGTGAATGCGTCTATAAGGTCGCCGATACAAGATTCGCCGCCCTCCAAAAATGTCATAAAGTCATCAACCAACAATCCGATTGCTGCTCCGATTGCTGCGATTGCCAATACCATGAGCCAAAATGGTGCTGTGGCGATTATGCTCTTGATTGCGATAATTCCCAATGCCACGGATATTGCCGCCAGAAATCCCAAAACAAATCCCTTGTGGTCAGAAAGGAATTGAAAGAATTTGGATACCACGTTCATTATCTTGGTAATGACGGGCAATAATGCTCTGGATACTGTCGCCCATACTTGCTGCAATGATTGTTTTAATTCACGGAGGGCCATTTGGAACTTTCGGCTGTTCTCGATGTCTTCCGGTGTGTATATCGAATACTTGCTGGCCTTTTCCAATTCCTTGGTCAGATTTTCCACGCCCCCTTGCAATAATGCTATCGTTGAGGGGTCAAGGCCAAGTTTGCGTCCGAGGTCAAGTTGTTCGGCGTGGCCCAATGTTTCCATACGGCGTGCGATGTTGTATAACATCTCTTCGCCGGTCGCCAATCCGTTTTTCCCGTGGACGCTGATTCCATATCGTAATGCGGCCTCTTGGATTGCTCCGCCTTTGCCAAATCGCAAATCTTGCATTTGCTGATTTAGATTCGAAAGGGTGGAGGCAGCGGAGGACAGACCACCCCCATAATTTTTCAGGGCGATTCCGTATCTTTCCAGTTGTTCCGCCCCGACGCCTGCGGAGTTTGCCATAAGCAATAGGTCCTCGCCTCCGCTGGCGAATTGAAATACCTCGGATAGAATCTTCTTGAATCCCATGTATGTGCTGATAAGGCCCGTCACCGACTTGGCCAGTTGCATATTTTTCTTGACAAGATTGTCGTTCGAATCGCCGAGGTCGTCCGCACCTTTCTTGGTTTGTTTTTCCGCCTCCGTCAATCCTTTCAGTTCGCCGGCGACTTTCTTCGCCCCCTGCGTTTCGAATAAAAATGAAAATACGCTCGCAACACTCATTTCTTCTTCCTTGATTCTTCCATGGCCCTGTATTCGTTATATTTCGGCACGATGTCGGCCTCCCATATCAAGAATGCGTCCTCCAACGAATAGACGGTTCTCAATTCGTTGAGGGTTGCTTTTCCTGACGAGATAATTGTCCCAATAAGGTCGTCAAGATTTCGGAACCTTTCTGTATGGCCCGTTTCTCTAATGCTTTCAAGAAAGCGGAGGCGTTGCCATCGCTGAAAAAAGAGAAATTGTATAAAAACATTTCTTTTTCAAGCAGGATAAGTATCTCGGCGTTCGGGACGTGATTATCAACCAGCGTCTGTGTCTTCAATTCCAGTTCGGTTCCGTCTGGCAAGACGACCGCTGTATATGATAACAATTTCAGCATTATTTCTTGGCTGACATTGTAGTCCCCGATTTTAGGAATGTTCGATGTGGGATATTTGAATAATATCTCTCTGCCGACGGTTGCCGGCAGTTTCGAGATAATGTATTTCTTGCCCCTGATTTCAATTTCTTTTGGTTCAATCATAGTTTGTGTCCTCCTCTATGATTTTAGTTGATTTTGTTCTCAAAGACGAATTTGTATGGTTTCGATTTGGTCTTGCCGCTGGACGCAATTCCGTTCATTGGCATTCCGGATACGATAGCACCGTTCGATAACATCTTGACCGTGCCGTCCGGATACTTTGCGACCATTGTCACGACATCTTTGTATGATGTCTTGTTCTTTGCGACACGGTTTGCGTCAAACAATATCGCCAAGTTTTTATCGTCGTCTGTGTCCGGTATGACGTTCAATGTAATTTCGATTGGTTTCGGTGCACGCCATATAACCAAATCGCCGTTCACGCCCATACCCCATTCTGCGATTTGCAATTCAGGGCTGTCCAATGGGTCTGCGTCGTCAGCGAACGCCGTCACTTTGATTCCTGCCGGAAATGTCGGTGCGGCAATCACTGTGATTTCGATTCCTGTTCCTGATACATCTTTCATGATTTCCTCCGTTGGTTTAGATTAAAATATCCGAGCCGGTGACCTTGCGTATGCTGTCGCCTTTCCCGTATATGAACTGATAGTCGATTTTGTATTCTGTCAGGCCGCTTTGTGCGTTCTGGTATTCTTGAACATCAACCGATAAATAACACCCGTTGCCTTGGACCTCACGCCAAGCGTCTTCGTCGTTGGTCAATGATGTGATGTATGCTTTCTGTGTTGTGTTCAAGTTCTTGCCGGCCTGAACGGTTCCGTTCATCTTCGCCTCTTCGATAACAGCACCCATAACGCCTCTTGCTGTATTGCTGCCGTCTGCGTTTGCTGGTAATTGTTTCAAGGCAATCAACAGATTCAGGAATTCGGTCGCAAATGCGTCTTTCAACCACATTTCGTTCCAATATACGCCGATGTCGGAAATGTCGCCCTGTAATACGCCTCTTTGATAGAATGCGATATTCTTTCCGGCTTGCTGTGTGGCCCCGAGATAGTTGATTTTCTTTGCGTCGTATCTGTCGGCGTATGTGTCGTCTGTGACGGTTGGTGTTTCTGCGTTGAACTGATTGAACATAAAGTTCGTCGCCGCTGCTGGTCTTGCATAGTTGATACAAGCACCAATCGCCATTGGCATAAAGTGTGCGTTGTCGCCGGATACGCCCAAGGTCAAGCAAGCACCGTTTTTGCCTTTGCAGGCGTCCGCAAAATCGCTGTAATTTGATTTCGTGCAATGTTGGCTATACAAATAAGCGACGTTCTGTGCGTTGGTCCATGTGGCGACCTCTGCGACTTGGTCTGATGTCAAGGATTCGACGAAAGCAAACGAGCCGAAATTGTTGCTGGTGTTTGCGATACGGTCCAATGCCTCTGATAATGTTTCCGCTGCACAACCTGCCGATACAATCGGGGCCGCTGCGTTGGACCAACCAATCAAATCTTTGATTGAGGTTCCGCTGGCTGCGTCTTCTGCTGGGACGATTTCCGCTGCACCTGTATCGCCGCCGGTCAAGATAAATGAACCGTTGCTGAACGATACTGTCGCCGCTGTCCATAATGTGCCGCCGGCTGTGTTGGCCTGAACGGCTGTTTGGATTGCTGTTGCGACATCTGCCAAACTTGTGGCCGCTGAAAAATCCAATCCGGTCAATTCGTATGATACGCCACCCATTGAGATTTTGATTGACCCGTCTGTGATTCCGGTCAAAGACGCCAATGTCGGTGCGTCCTGTGTTGAAATCAACTGTGGAGCCGTTGCTGTTGGTGTGTATCTTGCAAATGATATTTTGTCGGCTTGGCGTGCGTCTTTTGATACCCAGCCAAAATACTTTGAGGCAAATGCGTATTCTGCACTTGATGTTCCAAAGTGGATTCCGACGTTCTTCAATGCGGCTGCTGCACCGCCGCCAAATTCCAAAACGCCCTTTGTAGGTGCTTTGGTGTTTGTTGTCATCAACCGTGCGATAAGTTCACGACGACCTGCTGCCGCCGCTCCGCCAACGCCCGATGTAATGAGAACATATCTTGATTGTGATATTGCCATTTCATATTCCTTTCTTGTTGAGTTGATATTGTGCGGTATGCCCTATCTCACTCCTCTCATTTTGCACCAAAACAAGTGAAATGTCAAATGAGGGCAATTTTTCGTATAGGTCGTTGTCCATAACGGCCGCAGGTTCTCGGAGTTCCTGAATCCGGTAGGTCTGGAACCCCTTTTCTCGCATTGCCTTGACGCCGTCAATGCTTTGCAAGAATGTGATAAACGAATTGAGGACGTCGCCGGCCGTCAATTCCGTTATGTCTTCCGGTGTGCGTTTCTTGAACGCTGATACCTGAAACAAAATCTCTTGAAAGTATTCTTCCGTGTGAATCATTTTTTGTGTGGCCTCGTCCCAGCGGTCCCTGTGGGCCTGCCAACCATATCGCCGTGACGCAATGCGTGTGATGTATATCGACTTGTCCTGCATATTTTCAACGAGCGGTTGGCTCCCTTGCCGGATAGTCCAATCGCCGAGGCAGCACTTTTGATTCTTGATGTCGTTCAATAAATCGAAAACGGCTTTCCAAATCATATTTTCAGTTCTGACCATAATCTTTTTCCTCCACGACGATAACTTTACACCAGCCGTTGTATTCGTGCCAGTTGTTGCTCTTGATAACTATCCAGCGGCGGCCGTGAAACGATAACCGGTCCGGCGAGTTCTGTTCCGCTGTGCCGATAATCTCGGCCGGTATATTCACGAGCCGATAGTTTTTATTCATATCGAGGCCGTATGCCTGATACATCTTTTCGCTGATGTGGGATTGTATGCTCGCCTGCGTGTCGATTGGTTCGGCGTATGCGGCGACATCATATCCGATTTGATTCGTGATAATCCCCTGATACTTTTCATATTTGATTGGTTCCGGTGGAATCACGCTCATTGCTGTCAAAAGTATATTATCCAATTTCATTTTTGTTCCACCCTGATTGCTTTTTTGCTGCCGATAGAGGCAAGCATTATTCCTGTATCCACCAACGGCTTTGTTATGCTGCCGGTGACTTTCTTTTTTCCTTTGCGACGCAATCTTGCCTTGATTGTCTTCTCGCTCAATTCTGGTTGTGTGAGGGTGGAAATTTCTTTGTAGATGTCCCCCTGAACGACCAGTCCCAATGCTGCCATTGCGTCTGTGAGGGGTCTTCCTGATTCAATGCACTTTCTGATTTGCTGTAATGCGATTTGTTCCCATTTCACTTTGTTGTGCATTTCGGCCGGTCGCATGAACGGTCTTTCCGGAATCCCTCTCTTCGTTCCGTATTCCTGCCAAAATGCCACCAACGCCACGGGCGTGTTGTCGTCGTATTTGGAATCCTCGAACCACCCAACTCGCACTCTGGCGTCTTTGATGTTCTTTGCGGAATCTGTCGCCAGTTTGATTTTGAGTTGTGTCTTCATTGTCAATGCCTCAATAGACGCTGGTTGCTGCCGCCGAAATAAAATCCGGCCGGTGCTTGTGCTGATAACAGGGCCAAATACCTTTGTCCGTATGGTGTCAGGCCCAGCCAGTATTGAAATTGTGTCCGGTTTGGTGGTGCGACCAAGGATACGGATACCGAGTCAATAGAGGTGGCGGCGATTTGTCCTGTCGATGTTTGGCCGCTCAAAATGCGGTCCTGTATCGTTTGCAGGTGTGCGGTCATCAGTTCGATTCCAAGTTTGCGTGATTCGTCACGAAGCGGTCCATGTATGTTTGATGTGCTGATGTAGCACGTGGCTTGATTTATGAATCCACTCAAACTTTGGTCTGTGTATTTGGCCGTATCGGCGAATTCCGGAAAATCTGTCCGGAACTCCGCCACGGTCAATGTGATAACTGTCGCCATATTGCCACCTCTCTTTGATTCTGATTATTTTACTTTCGGGGCTTTCTTGCCTTTCTTTGTATAATCTGAATCGACCCTTTGTGCGGAGGCGTCTTTTTGTTCCATATCGCCTGTATCGACTTTGGCGACGTCTTCCTGTGGATTGGATTTAGATACACGCACATATCCGTTTTGTTTGTGGATTTTGAATAGTGGGTGTTGTTCCAATAATTCCAATTCCTCGTCGGTCACTTTTGTGACGACGCCGTTCGGTGTCACCATGAGTTTTTTGCTCATAACATTGGCACCGCCCTCGATAACGATTTCCTTGTCGATAACTGGCAGGCCGCCTGCTGTTTGTTTGTAGGTTGCGTATGAAACGGACGCACTCATTGTAGATGTGATATAAGGCATTTTGTCCTCCTTTGTTTATTAAATGCCAGTATAACGGACACAGCCGATTGGTTGTGCGACCAATACACCTGCGGTAGCGTTGGAGTATGATTCGATAAATCCTTTCGATTTCTTTTCAACTCCCAACAAACGCAATGTATCTTGGACGTATTGGTTGATACATTTGCGGCCGCCGATTTCTTCTGCGAACAGATAGAATACATCGGCCCCACCGTTTGCACCTGTGAATTGTGGCACGCTTTCGACACGGCACTTTGGATATGTTTCGGCAATCCATTGTTTGACCGATGTGGTTCCCAATGAATTTACTGTTGCCAACATATCGACTGCGTTGTCTGCGATACCCAAAACAGAGGCGTCGGAATATGGGTCAAAGTTGCTGCCGGATTTTACACGCAATGCGGACATTGCTGTTTTGATGTCGGCCACGATTTCGTTGAATGTCTTGGAGGCCCAAGTTGTAGAACCGCCGGCACCAGTTGCAACTGATACATAAGCGGACAAGTTGGCGTCGTTCAACAATCCGTATGTGCGATTTGCACCGTTGTTGTATCCGTTGAATGCGACATCGTTCATAGCGATTGCCAATGCCTCTGCACTTGCGATACGCTTTTCGGCTGAACTGTTGATACGCATTGCTGCGGCTCTTTCTTCTTCCAAGATACCAACTTCGATGTCTTCTTCGAAACGGACGATTGTGCGGCGTTCAAAGTTTTGATTCCATTCTGCGACGTTGTCGTTGGTTTTGTCGCCGTATGGTCTGGCTTGGCCGATGTGTTCCATAACGGTTGCGACGATTTCTTCTTGGCTCCATGAACCTGCGATGTCACGGCCCAACAAACGGTCTGCGACACGGGCTTTGGTCACGACACGGATAACTTCCGGCAAGAAATGTTGCAAGAATTGAACCGGTGTTGTGGCTGTTGGAGTTGTGATTCCTGCCGGTGCGGCGTCTTGTGCATAACGCATAAATTCACGAATTGCACTTTCGCTGGCGTTGATACCCAAATTCGATAATGTCTGCATTGTGGTATCTTCGTCCATAGCATAAGGACGAACTTTAACCGCAGGGATAGATAATTTCAAATCTTTCATCTTTTCCTCCTGTTAGTTTAATTCCAAGATTGCGACTTCGCCCACCGCTGCGTTTTCATAAACGAAAGACGCACCTGCGATTTGGACGTGTGTATTTGGCACGGACGCTGCGTCAGCGTATGCTGATATTTTGCCAGTTGTCTTGCTGTATGCTGCGACATATCCAACGGATACGGCAGTTTCAGATTTGACAATGACGTGGCCCTTTGTTGCCAATTCGCCGATTGTATTTTCTGGTAATTCCAAAGTTGCCGCCAATGAAGATGTGACGTATTCTTTTGGAGCGACCAAGATTCCAGCAAAGACATCGCCGTCGCCGATTGTGGCGGTTTTTGGGTCTGCTGCTGATGTTGTGAATGCACAGCCGATAGTTGGTAATGTGCCGCCTGCCGCTTTTTTCAAGTTGTATGGTGCAACTGTGCGAGCGGAGTCGTCATAAAATGTCCCAACCAATCCAAATGCTTGCTTTGTATTTACAGTAGATTGTAATGCCATTTTTATTCTCCTTTTAAGTATTTTTGTGTCCCCTTGTCCATTCCGGATTTTACGCCGGATACAGCGGAGTCAAGTCCATACACTTTGTTTGATTTGGCTTGTGCGGCCAAGAACCCACGCAAGACAAGTGGTGCCTCGTCTGCGGTGGCTTGCAGTCCCAACTTTTTGCACGCATAGACCGCTGCGTCTTTTGGCGTCATTTCGTCGCAAGCGAATGTTCCAATCATTGGTTCAACCGCTTTCACGATTTCGTTGCGTTCTGCAATCATTTTGAGGATTTGTTTCGGCATAGCGTCCATCGCTTTTTGAGCGTTTTCTTCTTTGCTTTCTTCTTCGTCCTCAGAATCTTTTTTATCTTTGTCGTCGGATTTATCGTCGTCTTCGTCTTCCGCTGATTTTTTATCTGCGTCGTCGTCTTTCTTGTCGGCGTCGTCTTCGTCCTCGACATCTTTTTTCTTTTCTTCGTCAGGGTCTTCGTCCTTTCCGCATTTGTCCTGTGCTGGTGACTTTTTATCGTCATCGTCTGGGCTTTCGTCACCGGTAGGAATAACACCCTCAACGGCTTTTTCGTCTAACAGTTCAGAAATCAGTTTTTCGGTTGGATTTTCTTCGTCCCCCCATTGCAAACCTTTCTTCAATACTGCTTTGACCTCTTCAAGTGAAACATATTTCATGGTATTTTCCCCTTGTTTGGTTTCTGTTGATAGAGAGCCCTCTGCCCTGCTCTCGTTCGGGCTTCCAGCACTTGCTGAAATCTCTTGCGTGATGTCCAAGGCGTCCATTGTTATTGCCCTGTCATACACTCGAACATCGGACCCCATACGCCCGTGTTGAACCAATGCGACGTGGTTGCCCCTGATGTTCTCTTGTATAGCGTCGTATCTCTGGCCGTTCCAAACACCTTTTTCCAGTTTGTAGTCGCAGAGATAACCGAGGGACAGTTCTTTTTTTCCGTTCTCGATTTCTTCCTGTAATTCTTCGGAATATATCTTGAAATCGCCACGCAAAACACCGCCGTCGGCCTTGACATTGAATAATACGACTCCGGCTGGGCGG